TTTGGGACCTGCTGTTGGAGGTATTGTAGGCTTGATGGTTGCCACGTCGCTTTTCCGCACGTTGATGACTACTCAGTGGCGCAAGACCGGCCGTGCGTTGTTAACGACACAGCTGGGCTCCGCGCCTAAGCCCATCCACGACTACCGCCGACTCAGGTCCGCCTTCAACACAACCCAAGCTTTTCAGCCGGTTGCCTTGAAGAATCATTCCCATGGTCTCTCCGCTGCTAATAGACTTGGGTCCGTGCAGTTCATGAACGCCGTTTGTGTCGCTATCGGTCTGACTCGTTATTCTTTCCAGATGTCAAAGAACGAACAGAACCTTAACGTCCCCGGCGAACGCATGTACTACTGGGCCAAAGATGCCTCTGCGGAGCCTCAATTCGATGTTGCTACCGACTCCCACGTTGTTTCACTCATCGATGTCGACTACTATGTCGATATGCCTGACCATCTTGCCTATGAAGCTAAGCCTCACCTTATTTACACCGTCCAACCTGAAACGGCTGGTCGACTGAACGGGGAGTATTCCTACTCTTTTGATTCAGCTGGCCGTCTCAATTGGAAGGTGTCCGGAGGTGCTAGTTACACACATTCCATCTGGAATTATGGCATTGACTGCTTTCTTGTCACACGTAAATTTCTCGGTATCCCTTACAAAGCCGTGATGTATGATGTGCAAGCTAGGCGTCTTAGCCCTGATAAACAGGTTGTGCTACTTGCTCCTATCCGCATTTTCTATGGCTTGTCTGCTATCATAGCTTGGTACATGTCACCTACGCTTAACCGTCTTAACCCTGTTATCGGTAAGTTTGCGAAGGTGGTGTGTTATGGCCCTGAGGGCAAGACTGTTTCCGTTGCTCCACTCAATACGGAAACCTCTTGCACCATCCCCGCGAATGTGTTTGACTCATTGCTCTCGACGCGCAATATTTCGCCACAGATGAAGTTGAATGCTTACCAGACTAAGTCGATGGTTTCTCATATCCCAAAAGAAGCTCTTGATGCTCACAAAGACATCATTGCGCCCTTCTTGACGGAGTTTTTGAACACCACTGTCGACCGAAATGTTGAGCCGATGCACATTGTTCCGACACCCCTCATGACGCAGGTTGCATTTGACACACCCGATCCAAACGATAAGGCTGTGTTGAATGCTTTTGCTAAACCGTTTGGTGTGCCGCCTGCGTTCGTTCCAGTTAAGAATAAAGCATCATCCGACCAATCTATTATTGGCAGAGTATTGTTACCCCGTGAGCAGGTCCAGACTATCTTAGGAGAGTTCAAAATGACTCCTTTCAAGCAGCAATGCATGGAGGAGTTTGTGTCACGCCTCATTCCCGAGCCACACAAAGCTATCCCATATGATTTTCAGGCCGTTGCTGACAAGCAAGTCAAACCCGGACAAAAGCGTGACCTGCTCGACTCCGGTTTGCTGGGTGTTGTTGGACGCATCGTCAAGACGTTTATGAAAGCCGAGGCTTATGGTAAACCGACCGATCCGCGCAACAT